GAAGCCGAACTTCTCGGCTAGGACCGCGTGGTCTTTCGCCTTGGTCGGGTCGATGAGTAGGGGCTCGCGGCCCGACAGTCCGTTGGTGAGGAAACGCATAATGAAATTAGGAAGCGGGTTGGTCGGGCTCCGGGGGCGGAGGGAGGTCGAGGTTGTCAGCCGTGACTTCTGAAATCTGGCTGTTGGCTTGTCCCTGCTGGAGCCAGTTGAAGTCGGGCTTGTAGAGCATCCAAATCGGAATCTTGGCGGTCTTGGCTTTCTCGATGATAAAGGCCATATCGTTGGCTCGCTTGTCCATCTCGGTGCGGAAGTCTAGGCCGCGCTGGGCGTAGAGTTCAGACATGGAAAGCAAGCCCATCTCGACGTCGGCCCGGTCATTCGCGGCTTCGCGGCCAGCGTCCACGGTGACGCTCTTCGGGGTCGTCCAAGAGACGCGGTTCCAGTCCGGGTCGTCGGGCAGTTCGCCGGCGGCAATGCCTTGGCCGATGATGTAACCCCACGTCGGAACGCAGAAGTTCTCAATCATGATGGTCTGATACTTAGAGAAGACGCGGCCAGCCTTGGCGGTGATGAGGCGGACGGTGGCGCCGCCCAGCTTGGAGGAATCGCCGACGAACTCGTAAGGCAGGACGCCTTGGGAGATGTCGCGTTCTAGCGCCGCGAGGAAGCCGGTGAAGGTGGCGTTGGGGCGGTTGCTCTGGAAGGACGTCATGTCCTCCCCAGGCTCAAGGGCGATAAGTTTGCCGCCCATCGTGTTGGCGAGGTTGGCGTAAGAGCCTGTGCCGGTCGCCCCCAGTTCGTTGGCCATGTCGCCGTCGAGGATGCCGCCAGCCTTCTTGATGATGCGGGTGACGTCGCCGTTGTCCTTCACAGCCTGCTTCTCGAGGGCCAAGATTTCCATCTCGTCTTGGATGGAGTTGATGGAGTGCTGGAGCAGCGGGACGCCACGGGCGCCGGACGCATACTCCTGGTCGACCACCATCATCATCGACTGAGCGAGGATTTGGCGGGACGAGCCGTCGGAGCGGTAGATGTTGACGGCGATGTATTCGCCATACGGACCGAACTGGATGCCGTCGTGCATACCTTCGGGCACCTTGCCTTCGAGAGGGTCGCCGACGCGGTGGGCTTCCATCAGCTGGAGTTTCGCTTCACCGGCGCCGTTACGCACCTTAGCGGCGAAGGAGTCACCGTCACGGATCATGCCACGCAGCAGGATGGACTGAGCCTGATAGAACGAGAAGCGGTTCGTGATGTCGATGCGCTTGGCCTTCTCGGCGAAGTACGCCTCGTAGCGTTCCTGCATCTCAGGGGTCGACGCGTGGCTCTGAGGCTTGATGCCGTCGCCCACGGTGTAGAGGCAGATGTCCGCCAGGATTTGCTTGAACAGGCCGGAGTTACGTTCCGCCCAGCGGCACTTGCGCACCATCGTCAGGCGGTCGTAAGGGGTCAGGTCACGGCGAAGGTCACGCGGTTCGGCGCCGTAGGCCGCACGGCGGGCACGCGTCACGCCGATGGACTGCCAGTCGCCGTAGGAAGCCTGCGGCTGCGGGGCGGTCGGGGCAGGCGTCACCGGCTTGGGACGCAGGCTGACGGTCTTAATCTTCTTGCGGATGGCCATGGAAATTAGTCCTGACGGTTCTGCCAGTCGGTCGAGATGATCGTGCGACGAGCGCCGTAGGTCGAAGGGTCGAGGCGGCTCAGGGCGAACATGGCCTCGGCGAGCATCTCCTTCGGAGGCATGGCGAACTGCTTGGACGCGGACGAGCCGGAGTCGGAATAGGACATCAAGGTCTTACCTTCGGTGATCATGGAGACCGCCTTGGCTTTGATGTCTAGGAGTTCGCACTCCGTAAGTCCGATAAAGAGTCCAGAGGCCATTTAAACTTGCCGAGAATGGAAGTTAAAAGGGGGGTGCGCCGCCCAGCCCACGCCATGAGTCTCTTCCTCCCACGACACTAAACGACGCACCCTTGCATATAGCGTGCCAAGGGTCATGACGGTTGCAAGTCGGTTTCGGCAGTTTCCCGACCGGCGATGCCCCAGCGGACGGCGGCCAGCAGGGCGAGGATTTCAGTATCGAGGGCATGGTTATCCTTCTTGCCCTGGGGAAGTATCCACATGGGCTTCCCGGTCCGCTTGTCCTTCACGCGGACTTCGGCGCTCAGCTGCTCGACGTACTCGGGGGTCGCGTCGATGGCATAGGTCCAGACGCGGCGAGCCCGGAGGCCGTGCAGGAGGTCCTTGCCGGCGGTGGCCGAGTGGACGATAAGGATCGCGCGCTGCGGGATGCCAGGGACGACGATGGACTGCTTCTCGGAATAGAAGCGGCGGGTCGTGTTGCCGGACTTGTCGGTCACGGCAAAGTCGTCGGAGCCAGAGCCCTTGGCCGTCTTCCAGTTGCGCTTGGCTGTCTCGCGGTAGACCTCGGTCGTATTGTCGCCGGAGTCGACGAGCACCATGGCATGATGGACGCCGTGCTGTTTGGCGAAGGCTTCGACGTTGCCCCATGAGTCGATGCGGGCGAAGGCCATCAGGCGGCTATGCCCGGTCTTAGCCCATCGGCGGACCGTCACCCAGAAGTGGCCACGCTGGACGTCGACCCCCATCGTGCGGAAAGGGATGCTCCCGGGCACGGCATCCTTCTGCTCGACGACGCGGGCCTTCGGGGTGATCGCGGCCTCCGCGTCCCAAGGGTCGGACATCTTGTAGTTCGCGGCCTCCGCCAGCGCCACCATCTCGCCGCCCTCTTCGCTCCAGGGTAAGGCCAGACGCTTCTGCTTGAAGATGCGCCGCGGTTCCTCGTCGCCGTATTGGTCGACGGACTCCTTGGCCTTGAGCATCAGCACGCCGAGCTCGCCCCAGCTCATCGTCGCTAGGCTGTTCCAATGCAGGCCGATATGCCCAGAGTTTGCGGCGGCCGATGTGGCGACGAAGGTTCCACGCGCGTTAGCCTCAAGGCGACTGGCGTTCGTGTCGGGCAGGAGCGTCCGACAGGCCGCGCACTCGTAGGTCGTGCCGACGCTGACCTTGTGCAAGTCCCATGTGCCGGTGGCCTTGGCATCCTCGGGAAACCTGATCTGTTCCCAGACCCACGGCTGAAGGTGGTCGCACTTCGGGCAGCGCATATTCCAGTCACGCTGGTCCGTCGTCTCGTGCAGCTGATGGAACTCCTGACCAGCCCGTCCGCCCTGAGACATGAAGATGCGTTTGCCCATCCAGCCGAACGCCGTCACGCGCGCGCTCAGTTCGGCGAGGTGTCCTGGCGGTGCCATCCAGCACTCGTCGGCGATGGTGTAACGCAGGGACAAGCGCTGAAGGTTCGCCTCGTTCCAGATGCCTCGGCAGTAGAGCGTCATGCGGTCGAAGTCCGCAGTCGTCGAGCGGTCGAGGTCGTCGCCCGAGAGACGCGCCTTCACCGGCGGGCAGTTGTTCCAGACCGGGCGGAGGTAGCGGAGGCTGAAGTCGCGCGCCTCGGGGTCCGTAGCTTGGGTAAGCATGCAGGGTCCGGGAGCGTTCGCGATTATGTGGCAGGTAAACAGGCGCGCGAAGAGGGACTTGCCCGACTGGATGCTGGCGAGGACGGTGAGGAGTTTGGTCTCGGGATCGGCGGCGATGCGTAGACTCTCGGCCACCCACGGCGTGCGCTCGGAGCGGAACGGCCCGGGCATCGGCGAGTCAGGGATGGCGTGGACGTTGGACTCGAGCCACTCGACGACGTCGCCCGAGTCTGACGGACGCAGGACGTCACGGCCTACGCGGAGCAAGTCGGCCTTATTCATCGGTGGACAGGTCTGCCTTCACGCGGCGCACCCAAGCCTCCAGAACTTTTACAGCCTTCGCCGGGTTCTCGGGGTTACATCCTTCTGCCACATCGAGGGCGAGTTTATCCAGTCGGTTGACGATGCCCGCCGTCATGTCCCGCATGGCTTCGGTGGCTTCCTTCGCGGAGATGAAGTCCTTCGTGAGGATGAGCCGACGCTCCTGCTCTTCCTCGAGGGCGACGAGCGTCTTCAGTGAGGCGTTATAACTCGACTGATACTTCCCCTGGTTCGGGTCGCCCCCTTCCATCGCGGCCTGCCAGACGCCACGCGCCCGACTGACCAAGGTCCGATGTTCGCTGATCGTGTCAGCCAGGGAGCCGTCATCGAGCTGCGCCGGTGCGGCCTTGGGTGCCGCGGCCCGCTGCACGTTCGCCCGGGCTTCCCGCCACGCCCGAGCCGCGTCGATGCTGTCGGTCGGCATGCCTTCGCGTCGAAGGACTGAGATGCGTTGCGCGGTGACGCCGAGCGCCAAACCCAGTTCTGAGTTGGTTAAAGCCATGGTTTGTTAAACGGCCTGTTTCCTCTCTGTGACCCCACGAAAAACCTTCGTGGTGTCGGGCCACGCGTGACGTAGGGGGGGGTCTAGGAGACTCCTTAGAGGGGGTATATGGGCCGTTTTCATCGCTTGGGCGTGGCAGGGGGCAGGGGGCTTGGCACCTTATTCTTGCCGCGTCTGGCATTCACATGAGGAAACAGACCGCACGCGTCGGAGTTTACGGCCCGTTGGATTTCCTTAGCCCTGGCACGCATCCAGAAATGAGAGCGGCCATACATCTTACCGATCAGGCGAGATGACATGCATCCGGGCAGACTGAGCGCCCATCTGCAGAGTTCCACGTGCCTCCTGAACGCCATTGAATCTGAGTGTGCGATGGCATCCATGAATGCCTTAAGCATGACGCCGACATGATCGCGGGATATGAACGTATCGACTTCTGTTCTCGCTTGGATTTCCCCCATTTGCATATTGCGAGTCTTGTCAGTGTCGCTCGACCAAGATGGATGATTGGCGTCGATGTTAAACACATAACGTGACTGAGTCATCTCGCGGTAAGGCAGCACGCCGTTCTCCCGCATCTTCTCCTGGACCTTCTTGGGCTGGGCAAAGAACCAAGCGTCAAACGACTTGGCCTCCTTAGCCGGAGCAGTCAGGTCGTTTAGCCTAGCGCGTGTCACGCACGACAGCGTCAACCATCTTGACGGCGGGGCAAGTGGCAAAGGTTATGCCAGTATCCGTCCATGTCGAACCGTAGCATGGCCTTACGGGTGAAGCGATAGGTCAGGGATGAGTACTTACCCGAGTAGTCCAGGGTCTGCTCGACGATGTCCTTGAGTTCCGCTGACGTCATCTTCTCAGGCCATGTGCTGATCACTTCCCTCAGCTCCATGTCTTTCCTTTCCTTGACTGCCTTGGCTGCCTCGGTGGCCTGCTGCCGGATATGCTCCATCCTCTCAGGCTCTTCCCTCCAGGACTTCTGCCGTAGCCGGGTCAGGGCGAGCTTACGGAGGATCCATCCTCTCCGCGCGGTGGTACGGTTAGGTTTGGTCATCGCGTTAGACTTGCGTCCTCGCCAGAGACTCGGTCGAACCCCGAGCGTCAGCGACAAGGGGTGAGACTAGAGTCACCCTTGTACGTAGTACAGGGACGGAAGTTGAGTTGGAAGTTGAGAAGGGATTTGACATTGGGCTAAAGGTGGGGGTCAGGGTGTTGACCCTCAGTTGACCTTAAAACGCCTTGGCGACCCCTTAGCGGGGCTGGAATCGCTATGCCTTGGGGCGTTGTCGGGTGGGCTTTCGGAGGGGGGCTGGCTGTATTCCCAGCGGATGACCCCCTTCTCGGCGGCGTGGCGGATGTAAATCTCCCCCTTGAACTGGTTCGCGTGGTCCTTGAGGCCGGCACGGCCACGGCGCTTGGTCAGGCCAAACTTGTAGATCGGCTCCTCGCCCTGGCATCGGAAGAGGACGGCGACCTCGCGGAACCAGTTGGTGAACTCGGAGGAACCTAGGCCGGCGTAGGCTAGGTCGGCGACGGTGTGGCCTTCCTTGTCGGAGGCGGCCTTGGGCTTGCCGGTGTGGTGCATGGCCACGAGGACGGCGCCTGTCTCAAGGAGGATGGGGGCGAGGTCATGGCGCAGGAACTTGGACGCCTGCTCCTGATCGGAGACGTCGATGCCCGCGAAGGACAGCAGAGGGTCGACGAAGACGATGTCGGCTTTGTGCTCGACGATGAGGTCACGCAGGGCGGAGGTGAAGGTCGTGCCGGTGCTCACGGTGTCGCGGAAGATGGCGAGGTGTTCCCGCAGCTGAGAGCGTTCGTCGCTGTCGAGGTATGCCCCGGCGATGACGTCTTGCAAGGCCTCGGAGATGTCCCCCGCGTCATTCTCAGCCTGGAGCACGATGGCCCGAAGCGGCTTGGCAGGCTTGATGCCGAAGAAGTCCTTGCCGATGCACCAATGGACGGCGGCCTGCATCATCAGGGAGGACTTGCCGGTGCCAGACTGTCCGACGATCAGGAGGGAGCCGCCCTTGCATAGCCAGCGGTGGTTGCCGAGGATGCACGAGGGGTCTTCCTTACGCTCGAAGGATAGCAGGGCATCGAAGTCCATGCGCTGCGGGCCGTGCTTTGCTTTCCGCCCCTTGCGGGTTTCGGCGATGGTGGCATAATGGTCGAGCAGGGTGTCCGGGTCGGTGGCCTGTTCGGCGGCGACCAGGGCACGGCGGAGGATGGCCGCGTCCGCGATCATGTCGGCGTGCTCAAGGCGGAAGGACGCTTGGCCTGCGTCACTGACTAGGAGCGAGACGGTGGCCTCGGTCACCGGGCTGTTGACCTGGCGTAGGCGCTGGCTGACCGTCAGCTCATCAGGGGCGACACCATCGACTGCCAGCGAAAGCATGGCGGCGGCGATGTCTTGATGGGCTGGCTCAAAGAAGTCGGAAGGCTGGAGGTCGCCCGGTAGGTGGGCGGCTTCGCGTAGGAGGACGCCGAGGAGGTGGCGTTCCGCGGCGACGTTATTCGGCGGGATCATGGAAGAGAGGGTTGGGGATGGGGGCGTGGGTGCCCGTGGTCAAGATGCTTTAACGACAGGCACGGTCGAGGTCTGACTGGCGGTAGTAGGAGACGCTCCGAGGGTTGCGGAGGATGCGGACAGGGAGGGCCATGCCGTCGATGCGGTATTGCACGCCGCGGACGGTGCGCCGGTGCTTGTGGGCATACTCGGAGAGGGTGACCCATCCCTTGGGGGCCTTGAACTTCTCGAGGGCTTCAGCTGCGGCCTTGGCGGCGGGCCAAGACTTGAACCTGGGCGACAGGCGATAGATGAAGCGGCCTCGGCGGACGGTCTTCTGCTCGGCGTAGCCTGCCTTGACGATGCGGGCGAGCGGCAGGGAGACTCCGGCACGGGTCGTATAGCCTAGGAGGCGGACGACCTCCGTGGTCTTGTGCCAGCCTTCGGGGGTGTCGTCGGCGTTGATCGCGGCGACGAGGGCGTGGGCGTCGAAGCGCTTCATCGGGCCTTCGGGGTGAAGACCTTGAGGTCAGTTGTCCAGACCCAGCGGGAGCCGACGCGGTGCACGAGCCAGACCTTCCAGTCCTTGCCGTCGACCCAGCCGGCGGCGAAGCCTGAGCCCCAGCGGGAGGTCGCGAGCCGGTGGGAGGCATAGGCCATGGCGTCCTTCTGGCAAAGACAACCGGCGGAGAAAGCGGCGCCGCCTTCAGCCTTGGTCAAGTTGACCTGGGCGAGCGTGTGGGTGTGGCCATGGATCAGAGCGCCTCCGCGGTCGGCGTAGTGCTTGCCCTGCTCGGCGGTGGCGTTGAGGCCGTGGGCGTAACCATGGATGAAGGCGACCTGACCTAGTCGGTATACGCCCTTCTCGGCGTGGTAGGGGAGGATGGTCTTGGCTCCGCAGCTCTTCGCGGCGGTCTTGATGCGGGCCTCTAGGTCGGCGCAGTAGTCACGGACCAGGGCGGAGCCGGAGGTATGCTGGAGGGCTTGGGCGCGGTGCTCGTGATTGCCCATCAGGTAGACGGTAGGCTTCGTGCGTTCGAGGAAGGCTTCACCGGCCTCGATGTCGGAGATGAGGGACTCGGCGCCTTCGGCATCCTGCCCGGCCCCACGGCGCAGGGATCGGAAGTCAAAACAGTCTCCGAGGTGGACGCGGACGGTCGGCTTGTAGTCCTTGATGAACTCGACGAGGGCCTCGACGGCGTTCTCGTCGGCCATGTCGCCGTGGTTATCACCGAAGGCGACGAAGCGGGTCGGGGTGCTCATTAGCGGACGTTAATGTAAGGGATGGGCTTGCCGGCGTCGAAGGCCGCGAGCATCTCGTCACGGCGCTTGCGGGCCGTCTCGAGGTCGCTGGCGATGTTCTCGACGATGTCCTTGCCGCGGCGACGCAGGCGGAACCAATAGCAGTCGCCGAGTTTCTGAAGGTGATGGTTCGGGTTCTCGGCCTTGATGTAGGCGGGCTTGTCGTTTCGCCCGGTGCGGGTATACTTCGGGCAAGCCAGCAGGAAGGCCACGCGGTCGGGGGACAGGCCGACCTTGTTCGCCCAGCGCAGCGTCTCGGGGTTCATAGTTTCCATGAGCGGGCGAGGTTGCGGCCTTCGGTCATGATCGCGTTACGCGAGGACGGCCTGAAGATGTACTCCTGGTCGAACAGGTGGGACGCACGTATCTCGGCGATGCTGTCGAGCTCTTCGTCGTTGGCAGGGCCGACCCCAGCGGTGGCGACGTAGATGGTGCGGACCTTCCAGCCCTTCTCCCAGAGGATGTCCTGGCAGACGCGCAGCTCGTTGACGTAGCGCCAGTCGGAGCAGACGACCGTCTCTGGGGAGGGTTGGTCGTGGTGCTTCATGACCGGGCACCAGTTGGCGAAGTGGCGGGCGAAGACGTCCCGATCCATGCGCCGTGCGAACTTGCCCGCGTGGACGAGGAAGTCGCGGTTATCCACCTTGAAGTCCTCCTTGAAGAAGTCCCCATCAAGGCCGAGGTAATCCATGTAGTGGTTCGCGGCCTCCTTGAGGGCGTCAGCGAAGTTGATGTGCTCGGCGGGCCGCTGAGACCACTCGAGGATGCCGGAGGCGAGCGTGTCCTTGCCCGCCCTGGCGTAGCCTGCGATCAGGACGAGCGTCGGGGCGGACATCGGCGTGGGTGCTTCGGTCACGGGATTAGAAGGGAACGCCTTCGGGCGGCAGCGGCTCTTCGGGGGCGGTCGGCTTTTGAGAGCCGCGGGGATACGTCATCTTGTACTTATACTGAGGCTTGCCCTGCCACTCGCCGTTGGCTTCGACCTCGACGCCGACGAGGATGGTCTGGCCGCAGGCGGGCTCGAGATACTGCATATACTCCGCAGGGGTCGCGTCCAGACGGATCTCGTTGGTGTACTTGCCGGAGAACTTGCCGACGAGCATGGCGAGCGCCTTGCCGTATTTGCTGGAGAAGTTCTTGGACAGGCAGAAGCCCTTGTCGTCGACGAAGAACAGGCGGCAGGACGTGGTGCCGTCCTCCCACTGTTTGACCTTCTCGAACTTGGGCTTGATGAGTTTCAGCTTGTAGGTGCCGTTCGTGCTGATGGACGTGAGCGGGACGCGGTTGTTTTCGGTGGTCATGTTGGTGGGAAATTAGGCGTCAAGGGCTCGGGCCTTGCTCATATTCTTGTGGTAATAGGCGACAGCGTAGGCATCGCAGAAGGCTTGCTTGTCCACGAAGTCCTTGAGGCAAACGTGGTAGGGCCAGGTCTCGTGCAGCTTGCCGTTCCTATGGCATCCATCAAGGATGTTATCTCCGTCAGCCTGGTATGATCTCGGCGTGACTGCTCCATTGATTTTTTCATCGATGGTGCAATCGCCACGGACAACCCACTGGTCATTCTCAAAGATGACTTCATCAAAAGAGGTAGTCGTGATGCGCTTGGCTTGAAAGCCCTTCATCACACCGGGCGATGCCAAGGCGATAAAGCCAAGGTTGTCGCCGATGTCAGGAAGAGTCCTAGTTAAGGTCTCAGGAGGAAGGCTCAGGAACTGATTGATTTTCATATGCGTGGATTAGGCGAAGTTGATATTAGTCGCGGCGCTGGGCTTGGCGGCGATGTCGATGGTGGTGATCTCGGTCTGGTAGCCGGGCCAGTTGCCCGACGCCGTGCATTCCTTATACAGGGTCAGCGCCTTCTCGAAGTCGAAGGCGGCCCCGGTCATCAGTTCCGGCCCCAGCTCGTAGACCGCGTGGGCGTAGGGCGGCTCCTTCTCGACGGCGATGAAGCGGAAGCCAAGGACGCGGCACTTGTAGGCGGACTCGACGGCGTGCCGGTAGAAGTAAGCCTGGAGGGCGTACTTGTATTTTCGGACGGCCTGAAGGAAGCCGTGACTTGAGGCGTCCTCACACGTTTTCAGATCGTAGATGTAGCCGTCGTCGGAGATGCCGTCGATGGCGCACTTGACCAGGGTGTCGCCGAGGAAGGCGGTGAACATGACTTCGGTCTTCGTCAGCACGATGCCGTTCTGCTTCATGCAGGCCGCGGCGGAGTTGGCCACGGCATCGACGAGGGCGCCCTCTTCGGCGGTCAGGATGGCCTTGCCTTCGTTGGCGGTGACGAACTCGGCCCACTCGGCCTTGCCTTCCTTCGTGCGCTTGTCCACGTCCGGGGCGATGGCGTGCGTGGCGTTGTAGGCGTCGAGCCCTTCAAGGGCCAGCTTGTGGACGGCGGTGCCTACGCGGAGGGCCTTGGAGTCCTCGCGGGTGCGGGCGAGGTAAGCCTGGTAGTGGGCAGGGGACTTGAGCAGTTCCTTCGCGCCGGATTGGTTGAGCGCTTGGATGCCGTCATAGATGACGCGTTCGGTGATGAGGTCGGGCATGGGTGTGTTATTGGGTGTTGGTGGGAAAGGTCAAAGAAGGGCCATGATGGCGTCGGCCTGATCGGGGCGACGGCGCTGGATGGCGGTCACGCACATGGTCGAGCCCACGGCGAAGCGGGAGCAGGCGACCGGGCGGTTGGCGTAGGTCTTGCACTTGCCGGAGCCGGAGAGGTGCGGGCATCGGGAAGGCAGTTCGGCGAAGGTGCGTCCGACGATCATGAAGACCTCGCCGCGGGCGGCGTAGAACTCGGTCGTGGTCGGGGACGCGTCGATGGGCAGGAGGATGCTTTCACAGCACGCACCCTTGCAGAGTTCACAGGCTGTCATCTTCGGGGCTGGCTTCTTCGACGCTGGCGGAGATGCGGCGCACGTCTTCAAGGGCTGACTCGGCGGCGTTCTCCATGGTCTCGAGCGTATTCCGCAGGACGCGCAGCTGGACGACGAGCACGTGGACACGGTCATGGAGCGGCTTGACCTGGGCGGACTCATCGGCGGTCTCGATGTGATCGGTGAAGACCTGAAGTTCGGTGATGGCCGAGCGGTTGAGGTCGGAGAGCGTGATGATGTCGGCGTCGTGCTGTTCATAACGTCCGGCGATGTGCTGGACGGTGGCGAGCGAGCCCGTGATGTTCTCGACGAGGCGCTTGATGTTTTCGCGGTTGGTCATGAGCGGGTCGGCGTGAAGGTAAGTTCCTTTATCTCCCCATTAGGGGCAAGCGTAAAGAAGCGGACGGCGGAGCGGGACAGCGACGGGTAGGTCTTGCGCTTCCACGCGTTGAGGTCGGTCAGGAAGTCGGCGTGCTTGCGGGCCGTGAACTCGACGTATGGGAAGCCGTCCAGCAAGAGCAGCAGAGCATACTGCTTAGGCACGGTGGCCGCGATCCGTTCGATGCCTTTGGGGACGTCGGCCATCAGAGTTGCCCGGTCTTGGCGCGGTTCCACTTGGCGATGGTGGCGATGCAGCAGGCCTTCGAGATGGCGTCGAACTGGCAGAGCTCGGACTGCATGATGTCGTCGAGGACGCGGGCGAGTTCGTTGCCGGCGTAGCGCATCTCGGAGATGGTCTTGGCCTGAGCCTCGGCGCGGGCTTCGGCAGCCGACGCGAGGTTCTGGTTGTGGAGGTGCCGCATGGCGGCGTTGACCGGGTCGAAGGGGTCGAAGTCAGGCTTGCTCATTTGGTCAGCGGGCGGGGGGTGGGGGAGAAGGCAGGGGCAGAAGGTGCGGAGGCCGCAGAACGGAAGCCAGAGGCCACGGCTCCGTCATCGTCGAGGTCGACCGAGATGCCGCAAGCGGTCTGGATGGACTGCCGGCGGATGTAGGTGATGGCTCCACCGATCTGCTGGGCGGTCAGACCCTCGGCCTTGACGAGCAGGGTGCCGAACTCGAAGCGTTCGCCGGAGCTGTGGAGGAAGGCAGTCGAGACGCCGACCTTGCCCTCCTGGCTGACGAGCGTCTGGATCAGAGCGAGGTCGTGGTCGAGCAGGACCGGCTTAATGGCGTCGAGCAGCGCGTCGAGGGAGACGTACTTGGCCTTGAAGGCGGGGTTGATCTTGTTGGCCTTCACGTTGTCCAGGGCGGCGAGCGCTTGGACGAGGGAGGCGGTGGCGGAGGATGTGGGCTGTTTGCTCATGGTGGAGATTATTTGGTGGCGTCGGCCTTAGTGACTTCACCGGCCTTGATGGTGGCCTCGATGTCGGCCAGGGACATCCGGGTGTAGTCGGGGACGAAGAGGTTGTAATATGTCACGCCGTTGCGGACAGTCGGGGTCAGGAGGCGGGCGACCTTCTGATCAGGTAATACGATGTATGACGAGTCCGCGATGATGCGGTATTCAGTCGGAAGTTTGGAGTCTTTCTTCATGGGGAAATTAGTTGATGACGCCGCGGGTAGCGGAGTCGAAGATGAGCAGGGCGTCGGCGTTCCAGAGGGTGACGTCGACGGAGGGAAACAGTTCGGCAGCGCGGGCCTTCAGTTTGTTCTTCCACTGGGTCGTGGTCAGTTCGCCCTTGGTGCCACAGGTGTGCGTCTTCTGCCAGATGGCCGGACGGATGCGGTGAATCTTCCAGCCCATGGCGACGGCGGCGCCGTAGAGGACGCCGGTGTTCCACATCAGTTTGCCGATGGCGGAGCCGGGGATGTTCTTGCCGGCGAAGAGCGGAGGTTCCTCAAGGTAGAGCGAGACGTCCTTGGCCTTGCAGCTGAGATCCGCGAGCAGTTGGCAGACCTCGATGTCTGACGACGGCATCTTAGCGCACTCCACAGGGTCACCGTCTGCCGACCAGACAATGCCGCCATTTACGCCAGGGTCGATTGCCACGATGAGATGAGCCACGGCAAGACCCTTTATCGGGGCTTGGCCGAGGACAAGCGGAAAAGGTTGGCCACTCGTTCGGCGTAGTCGTTCGGCCTGAACTTGCGGTCAACGGCCCCCGACCAGCCCACGTTCCAGACCAGGGCGAGTTGTTCGGGGGTCGGGTCGGGCTTGCCGATGCGGTGGAAGTTCGACCTGATCCAGCGGAGGTGCGAGGCGGCCACCATGTCCTGCGCCGTGGCGTCTCGCCACTTAGACCAGGGGAAGGCGTAATGGCCCTCGGCCTTGAGGCGGGCGGAGGCGTCGTCCCATGCGGCCTTTCCGACCTGATACATCCCGCGCTCTCCGGCCTTGCCCACGGCCTTGCGGTTCTGGCCGGACTCGACCATGGCGATGCATTCCAGCAGGGTGGCCTCAGCTGCGGCGGCGGCGTTGAAGCCGAGGAGCAGCAGGGCGATGATGGAGAAAGGGCGCATGGGCTTAATCATGGCTGCTTGCCCTCCTTGGCTTTGTTCCATTCACGGACGGCATAGCAAGGTCCAAGAAAGTTGGCAACATTGTCCCCGGCCTTGGTCAGCCGCTCGACCTCGGCCTTGAGGCGGGCGTTCTCGGCAATAGTATCATCGAACAATGCTCGGTTGAACTGTGCGTGTAGTTCACTCACATCGACACGGAGGCTTGCCAGACGATACCGCTCGG